AGTTGCACCACCACCAAAACCACCTGTACCGGCAGAGTTAGTTGGAGCTGTTTCGTTTAGCATACCAGCGTCTTTTTGCATCGCTTGGATTTGGTTCTCAAGAACCACCGCAGTAACGGCGCGCTTGTATGGATCGGTGATCTTTGGAAGATCAGCGTGTTCTAGGACCGGAGCCCATTTTTGTTGTAGTTGTTCGGAAAGAAACATCTAATATCTCCTTGTTATATAATTAGATTCGGGTTGTTTTTGAAATTGACTGAACGATAGAATTCATGAATGCATCAGAAACTACTTTCTTTTCTGCAACATCTTCTACTTGTTCGTGAAGTGCGGTGGCATCAGCCTTCTTTACACCGGAAGGGAAATAGTTTTCACGGATAGTATCAAGTTTAGCTCTGTACTCTTCCTCTGTGGAATAGTCTACACTCTCTGCAAGTGCTTTGATCTTCTCAACTTGTGTCGCGGTCAAACCTTCACATACTTCGCGGGTCACTTCAGCTTTGTGAGCATCAAAGAGTGCATTACGGTACTCAATAGAACGCTCAACTTCTTCGTCCAACTTGCCGCTTAGTTCTTCAACTTTAGCTGCTAGTTCGTCAACGAGATCAACTTTTTCAGCAGGAACATCAATGTAGTGTTCTGCAAATAGATTCTTCAAACCATTGATAAAGTCTTCGGCCAATTCGGAGCGAATACCATTGTCAATAGCGATTTGATTTTCTTCCATCCATTGCTCAACAACATATGAAAGGTAATCGTTTACTTTGTCTGTTAGTTCTTCTTTGACAGATTCAACAGCTTCTTCCAACATGGAAGCATAGTGTGTTTCGATCTGTTCTTCAATCTGAGCAACGCGGTCTAGGACGCGAGCTTCAAAGATTGTGGAAACTTTTGTTCTGAATTCTTCGGAGATGGTCGAGTCGTCAGCAAAGATTGCATTGATATCTTCCGATACAAAGCTGGTTTGCTCTTCTTCAACTTCTTCTTTCTTCAAAGAATCTACAACTTTACTGGATGCATCTGATCCTTTAGTTGTTGGTGCAGTTGCACTCTTAGATGTGAAACTCATCTTGTGTGAGTTGTCATCTGGTTTAGCGTTTTCTGGTGTTGGACCGCCGGCGTCAGTAGTCTCGCCTTCCAGCTTTTGTGGAGGCATTGCATTCTTTCCCTTGCCTGAAGCAAGGATTTCAGCAGCAGCCTCAAAAAGTTTATTAGTAGCCATTTAGGAATCTCCTTTGTTTGTTTATTTATATAATTTACAGTTTCGTTAGAAAATTTTCAAAGAGGCGAGCAGCCACTTTTTCAATGTCTTTTCTTGAGGCATTTCGAATTGCTTGTTTCGTTCTATCGATATCCATTTCAACGAAACGTCCTTCGACAAACAACCACTCTTTGTTTTCCATAATACCATCGACGAATGCGCCAGGTGCAGATGGATCAGCAACAACATCAGCAGCAGTAGCTAGCCTGAAGTCATCGGAAACAATATTGATACCGTCACGTCCTTGAACAAGTGAACCCATACCCCTTGAAGATACACCTAGACTTACGCCACAATCAATAAAGTTCTTCACTATATTGCCATATGGTGTATCTAAAACTCTAGCTTTGCCGATAAATCTATTCTGATCATCTTCTGTAAGTGATTCGATCTTGATACACACGCGCTCAAGGTTGATTGATGGTGTATCAGGATGTCCAAGTTCACCCAATGCGCGGTTTGTTGTGATGTACTCTTGTGTGTAACGTCCAACTTCTTCACGCAATGTGCCGATCTTATACATTCTGCGATTACGGTTAGCTTGTTCACCAACCAGAAATACGCCTTGAATGTATAGATTCTTTTTGCCGTCTTCAGTACTTTCTGTTAAGTACTTTATGTCTTCAATTGTTTCTGTAATTAGTTTCATAGGTCTCTGCTATATGTTGCTGTTTTGCTCATGACCAAAAGTAGTGTGCCGACTGTGCCATCGTTTGTCACAAAAACGTTTGATGTTGCACCGTTAGCAATTGCTCCAATACCCATATCTTCTAAGTTGATCGTGTGGTTCTTATTCAACTCCAGAACAAGTGTTCCTGTTGCATCATTACCACGATAAACTTTCCATGTGCCATCACTGCTTGATGAAACGTGTGCGATTGCTGCTGCTGATACGGTTTCAAGCTGTGTGTTAGATGACAATTGTGCCAACGTAACCAACGTGTTTGTATTTCCCGTTACACGGATCGTAGACTTCGATCTTAGTGTGTTAGTAATTTCTTGTGGCATTTATCGTATTCCCATTGATTTGCGGCGGCGCATTGACATTTTTCTTTTCAGCAATGTTCTATTCATTCTAGCGCGACCTTTTGTTTTCCAGTATCTCTTTAGCTTTCTAGCTTTTTGAATTCTTGCTGTTGCTGGTATTCTCTTAACAGTGTTGCCTGATATTCTAAAGCCTTTGATTGCAGAACGTCTAACGTTTCGTTGTACAACGATTCTTCCTTTAGCGTTTCTACGAATTCTTCTGCGAATCTTTTGGATTCTGCCCTGCTTTACAATATTAGCTTCCAATAAATCTTCAGCAACATCATATATATCTACCGCAATTGCCCGCTTTTCTTCCTCAAGCCTTTTTGCAACAACAGAGTTCATGTGAGCAAAGATAACATCTCTTGCTTCACTAAGTTTATTCTGTGATATGAGTTCTATGAAGTTCATTGTACTTTACTAAGTGCAAATTCTTTAGCTTGCTCAAATGTTTCTGGTGATGTATGAATCAAATCCACAAACTTTTGTTGATTCTCTTCCGTTAAACTATGATACACTGATTGAAATGCTTCTAGCGTTTGTTCATCAAGCTCAACAATATCACCAGTATCAAGTTCGATTTGCTCAGATTGAATCGGACCGGCATCATCTTGTGTGAATGGAATCGCAAAATCTTTACCTAATCTTTCGTTATGGTAAACAGCAACTTTCATGCCACCAGGAATCAATCTGATTGCTTTCCTTTTCAATATCAGGATGAAAGGAGGTTCTTTTGCCAAACTTTCGTCCAGCACAATCTCTTCTTTGACTTCTTTATCAAATTCAATACGATGTGCTCGGACTTTTTTACCTGAAGCTGACAGTTTGAAATCACTGGTGTCAACAACAGATTCCTTTACAGACTTACGTACTTGACGATGAATTTGTGGATTGTTTGTGATTAGATCAACCATCTTAACAAAAATATTTTGTATGATTGATCTATCAGCTTGGGTAAAAGTTGGTCGATCTTCTTCCATCTTTGCAAGAATCTGGTGCATACGTTGAATCTGTGCTTTGTTGCCTAGACCGGCACGAACCAAAGCATCGAACTTTGAAAAGTCCTGCTTTTCTTCCTCAACTACACTCTTGAATTCTTGCAACGACTTCATTATTCGCCTTGTGTTTCTTCAGCTTCAATTTGTTCTTCAGCTTCAGGTTGATCTTCGGTTCTGCCGTTAAACAATGTTGAAGCAACGTCTTGCTTTTTAGCTTCTAGTGCATCAAATGCTTTTGCAGATAGTAACTCTTCTAGAGCACTCTTAGCTTCTGAATTTTGACCTGCACCTAACATGTCAATTACTTGTCTTGCATCCATAATTATCTCCTTATTTTCTATTTAGCACTCTACTGAATCTTGATACTACCGCATCATGTTCTGGTGTATCTGACTCGTTTGAACCACGATCTGATATATTGTCTTCGGGTGGAAAGTCTGCTGGATCCACTTGCTCTTGTTCCTGATCTTGTCCTTGATCAGGTGGAAGTGGTCTTCCATCTGGTCCAAGTGGAGTTGGCTCAGGCTCTTTAGAGATTTGTTTATCCATCATTTTGATATCATCGTCAGTCAACTGCAAGATATTTTTCTTTACCCACTCTTGTGAGAAATATCTTCCTACATATGGATCAACCATACCCAACATTTGCAATCTATTTTGCCACAATTCAGCATCACGCAACTCAGTAAAGTTGTTGTCTTTCTTGTAGTCATAATAAATCTTATCCCTAAACTCGTCCCACTCTTCTGAAGTACAGATTCCTTTTAGAACCAACTGTGTCTTCAGTGCGTGATCGAAAATTTGTGAGAACTTGTTACGAATCTTTGTGATGAACTTGTTGAATTTTAATTCATCTCTGGTGACTTCAGTTGATCTACCAAGACCAACCATACCACCGCTTTGTTGCTCCATACGTGAGTATGGTACGTTCATCGACTGTAGTAGTTTCTTTTGGAAATACTGTACGTCTTCCATCTGACCTAAGTTTTGACCAGCAGGAAGTGTTGTGATTTCTGTACCTTTACCGCCTTCGCGTCTAGGCAACCAGAAGTCTTCAAGCATAGACATGTGCTTACGATCATCGCGCAACTCACCTGTGTTTGCGTCATAGACCATTTTGTTCTTATACTTGACCATCACATCGCGCAGATACTGTTCAGCTTTACCTTTTGGCAAATTACCAACGTCAATGTAGAAAATTCTACGTTCTGGTGCACGACTAATTCTGTAGATAACCACAGCATCTTCAATCATGCGCAACTGGTTCAGTGGCTTGATTGCTTTGTGTAGGTGCGAAATAACAAATGTGTTCTTTGCATCCATCATGCCTGAGTTGACGTTGATGATGGATTCTGGTGCAATTCTCAGTCCAGCATTAGCTGCTGCTGTGAATGCTTGTGTGGTTGTACCACGATCATTGTAAAGATAGTATTCAGCAACAGACTTGATAATGTCTGCGCCAGTTTTCAGATCGCGCCCCTTCTGGACTTCACGAACTTTTCTAATTTTTCGTGGATCAACGTATCTCAGTTCCTGAATACCCTCTTTGGGGTTTTGTTCATTGACGATGACATGATAGTAAATTCTACCATCGATGTACCATCTGCGGAAAATATCGTCAGCAAGATTGGAAAAGTTCAACATCTTAACGATTGTTTCAAACTCTTCTGTGATTTTCTTCTTAATGGACTCTGGTTGTTTCAAATCATCTAGTATGATATCTACAACTCTACCATCTTTATCGTGTGTAATGGCTTCATCAACAATCTCAGTGATTGCTTGGTCACACTCAGGATGATTGGACATTTCACGATATCTTGTGATCAACTCTAGTTCATTACGAACTGAGCCTTCCAAGTCTACGTATGTGCCGTAGTGTGCGTTTTGTGTTATCGTTACTGCGCCATCATCCAACGCTTCTGTTGGAAGCGCAAACGAGGACTGCTTAGGGTCCTCTTTTTTGATGATATCTTTATCACCTAGCGTGAAACCGAATAATTTTATTGCCATCCGTACTTTCTTTCCATTATGAAAAGGAGGGGAGAATTTCTCCCCGTCCTATTAAGCCACCAAATCTTCGGCGGATTCCCACCATTGATACGACAAGTTTACAGTAAACTCTTCAATTGTGTCGTTGGAACCCCAATCAACATCAATTGGTGCAACATCAGTTGGGAATAGACCAATGAATTTGTATTTCTTCAGGATGTCACCAGTTTTACCATACTGTCTAACTTCACCATCAACGGTGTAGCTAGATGGTGTAGTAGCTGCTGGATTACGCAAGTTCAATGAGTGGCTGTTCATGCCATTCATCCAACGTTCGAACGCATTACGAATGATGAAATCTTCATCGTTAATAACGGTAATTGTCCAGTCTGCGAAAGTTCTGTTTCCTGCAAATTTAAGCTCACGTCCAAAGTACTGTACAGGTACTGTGTTCACTGTGGAACCTGGTAGCTGTGCGGTTTTGCACATGAAGCTCAATTTTGTCAGTGCTGTTCCTGGCAAAGCAAAAGCTGGAAATGGTAGTGTCACCTCAAATAAATTTGGGCGGGCACCATCTCCCTGCATTTGAGAGCGGAATTCGTTAATATTGAATGCCATTTAGTATTCTCCTATTCTCTCTTATTTATTACGCTTGGCTACCAACAATTTCGTAGAAGTTCACACCAGTGCGAACCGCAACAAAGTTAAGTTGGATGTAGTTGATGGAACGAGCAGGCTTAATGTAGATATCACCAACGAATTGATTTTGATCAATTACTTCACCTGTGTTGTTGGTAGAATCACACACAACACGGAAGTCGTAAATACCACGGCGACCTTGAACGTTACGTAGGTATGGCTCAACCAAGTTTACAAACGCAGCGCGAGTAAATTCATCATTGAATTCAAATAGAGATGAACGTGCAGCTTTTGCAATAGATTTTTCTAGAACGATGAACAAGCGGCGAACGTTAATACGATCAAAAGCACTTGGACGATTCAGTAGAGTCTTATCGCCATACAGAATAGTTCCTTCACCTGGGAAAGTAACAACAGAGTTTACACCCTTCTTGTAGATTGCATCACGCTCGGCTTGTGTTGGATTCCATGCTAGACGAACTACGTTTTTGATCACACCGCGATTTAGACCGGCTGGTGAGAACCATGGATCTCTCTCGTTGTCTGTACGAACACATAGACCGGCGATATCACCGTTCAATGGTACCCAACGGTATACATCGTTGTACTTGTCATATTGATATTTCCATCCAGAATCCATAACAGCGAAACTAGATTTTGTGTATGAATCTGCTGTTGCTGCAATATCAGTAGCTTCGCTTCCCGAGTTGTCAACCACATCAGCAAACTCTGGTGATACAAAGACTAAACAGTCTTTACGTGTTTCAGCGATAGAAATTAGATGGTTTGGAATTGTTGTTCCTGTTGTTTCACCTGCCATGATCAGTGAAATGTCAACTGAATCTGCATTTGCAAACAAATCATATGATGAATTGATGTTTCCTGCAGTTGCAACATGATCTACACCACCAGATAGTGTTGCAGTAAGTGCAGTAGCCATTGAAGTATATGCAACTGCTCCGGTTGCCGCTGTACCCCAATTAGCTGCTAGGTGACCGCCCCACCACAAGTACTTCGAACGTGTGTTGATTGCTTCTTTATAGTAGTTGCTTGAACCGTCTGAGTTTTTAGCATCTGATGCTTTGGAAACAAATGGATATTTCTCCAAAATTGTTCCTGCGACACCACTAATTGCTCCATTACTGTCTAGAACAATAACGTGCAACTCATCATTGCTTGAGTTTCTGTCTGATGCCCACTCAGATGTTGCTGGTGCAGAATCAAATTCACCTGCATATGTCCAACTTGTGAATGTGTTTGAGTCTGCAACCGATACTCTGATTGAGTTGCCTAAAGCACCTGCATATTTTGCATTGAATGCGGATGATGTATTTGAGCTATGAGATTGCTCATAATCAATTCTGTTTTCTATCAAAACTGTTGTTGCGTTAGCGTTTGCTGTAGCATTTTTTGCATTAGCGCCAACAGAACGAACAACTCTCAAGTCACTTCCATATGCCAAGAAGTTTGCTGCTGTGTAAAATGTTGCGTAAGTATTTGCATCAGGTTTGCCGAATCTATCAACCAATTGTATTTCATTGTTGACGATAGTGATTTCGTTAGCTGGTCCCCAAGCAAAATTGCCTGCGACTGCGCCAATGGTAGTGGCAACTGATGGAACAACTGTTGTTAAATCTACTTCTGAGATATTAACACCAGGTGATAATTGAAAAGCCATATTTTGTTCTCCTTATTATTTTTATAGAACTGAATCGTATTATTCTATTTATCATTTTATAAACTTGAGGCCATGTAGCCTCG